ATCCCTTTTTGTTTTGTTATTTGGCAATAGTACAAAGTTATTCCGAATGTACAAAATTTTCTTTTGTATAAAAATATATTTGGTAATCCCGTTCCCAATTCTTACTATTGCATTTATAAAAAATAATTACCCATGACCCTTGTCTTTGACTTCCCCCCAATGCCTGATAGATTTGATAACGGTTTTGTGTGTGGTGTTTGCGGAAGCTATGTTAAGCGATATACACGAAAGTTCAACTCCAACATGGCGATTGCAATGATAGCATTACTTAAACATAGTAAAGGTAAGTTTGTCCATTTGGAAAATTTTTTAAAAGAACATGGCTACCAAAGGTGCGGAGATGCAAGTTATCTTATTCATTATGGATTTCTTGAAAGGCGTATTGGTAACAGGGAAGATGGTTCGTCCCGTAATGGAGAATACAAATTAACAGGAAGGGGTGTTATGTTTTGTGAAGGGAAAATAAAAGCAGCCCAAAAATTTAAAATATTACATAACCGTTTTGAAGGATTTTCAGGCAATGATATAACTATTCAGGACGCTTTGGGAGAACGGTTTAATTATACCGAATTAATGAACTCTTAAAAATACTAATCATGGATTTAAAAGAAAAAATACTCGGAGATAATGAAATAACATCACGTTCATTATACTTTGAAAGAGCAAAAATAGCAATGGATGAATTATCTAAGATAGTGGTAATTGCCTTTGATATTTGGAGGGTAAATAATGGATGGATAAGATGTTCCAATGCAAAACATCAAATTACATATTTTGGAGTAAATAATAGATTAGAGAAAATAACTTATACCACCGAACAACTTTACGAACTATTCACCCAATCTAAAGAATACAAAGAACTAATGGATCAAAAATAAATTTGGTGGATTGGTTTTTATTTGTACTTTTGAATTGCTTAAATATTATTTCAATGGTTTCAATTAATTTTTATTCATCTTAATAATCGGTTTACTCCCGGCTGTTTATTCTCAATACTACATTCCGTAGTTCCATTTGAAAATATTTAAGCAGCAGTCGGGGGTAAGCCTCTTTTAATTTACCTCAAATGGCAAAACGATTTACGGCAACAGAGATATGGAGTGAAGATTGGTTTTTGGATATGCCTATGGAATATAAACTTTTTTGGTACTATATGTTATCAACTTGTAACCATGCAGGGTTCTTTAAAGTCAACTTGAGGTCATTTTGTGGTCTAAATGGGGTCAACTTGACCTCAACGAAGGTTCTTGAGTATTTTAACGCTGGTAAACAACGTATTAGAGTTGTAAATAATTCTTTATGGCTTATTGATGATTTTTTTGTTTACCAATATGGGAGTACCCTTAATCCTAATAATAGAGTTCATAATAGCATTGTAAAAGAATATTTAAAACATGGGGTCGAGTTGACCTCAATTAGAGGTATAAAAGACCTCAAGGATGGGGTTAAGGATAAAGATAAGGATAAGGATATATTAAATACTAAATACTGGTTTATTAAATTTTATAAATCAAATTACGAAAATTACAAAAATGTTTTTAATGGCCAGTCAACCACAGAAGAATATTTTAACCAATGGGTAGAATTTATTGATTTCATTTACGAAAATAATTATGAGCAACTTTTTGAATGTAAATTTTTAAGCCCACATAGCTTTGCAGCCGTAGTTGAGAAATCGAAATTTACGAAAGATAGATGGGATGAAACATTGAAAAAGATTTTAGCAACAGGTATAAAGCCCGAACATGATCTTTTCTTTAGGATACCGGAGTTTATGGGATATGCTAAGGATAAAACAACTGCAACAACTTTTGATAAAGGCAACAAGAACCACTTTATATGATTTCAGAAAGTACTATAAACGAAATAAAGGCAAGCGTTGTCACATACGAGGTGGTTTCATCTTTTATTCAGCTAAAGAAGAAAGGCGTTGATTATGTTGCTAACTGTCCATTTCATGATGAAAAAACACCTTCGTTTAGCGTTTCCCCTGCCAAAAACATTTACAAGTGTTTTGGGTGTGGTAAATCCGGTGATGGTATTACATGGCTTATGGAGCATGAAAGAATGAATTACATAGAGGCTTTAAAGTGGATTGCTGAAAAAAATAATATTCATGTTGAAGAAGTGGGAATAAGGAAGCAAATACAAAAGCCAATACCAAGACTTGAAAAATTAAGTACAGAAACTATTGATTGGTTTGAAAAGCATCGTGGGATAAGCAACAGTACACTCTTACGATTTGGAGTTACCGAATGTGTGGAGTGGATGCCTAAAGCACAAGCAGAAGTAAAAACTATTTGCTTTAACTATTTTAAAAATGAGCAACTTGTAAACATAAAATACAGGTCGAAGGGGAAAGACTTTAAACTGGCTAAGGATGCAGAACTTGTTTTTTACAACATAGATTCCATTAAAGGGGAAGATACTGTTTACATAACAGAAGGTGAAATAGATGCAATGTCGTTGTATGAGGCAGGTATTTACAATGTTATTTCAGTTCCCAACGGTGCAGCAGTTAAAGGCGTAACAAGGCTTGAATATTTGGATAATTGTTGGCAGTATTTTACTGACCTTAAAAAAATAATACTTGTTGTAGATAACGATGCAGCAGGTGAAAAGTTAAAAGATGAATTAGCCCGTAGGTTGGGATTTAATAAATGTTGGGTTGTTCAATATTTAGATGGGTGCAAAGATGCTAACGATGTTTTGGTTAAGCATGGTAAGTTAGCTTTAGTGAACCTTATTGAGCAAATGAAACCGTACCCGTTGGAAGGGGAAATAAGGATGGATGATATGTACGAAACCGTTGTTGATTTCTATGAAAACGGATACCCCGAAGGTGCAGCATCTCATGTATCGCTTCCATTTGATGAACTGCTTACCTTTTACCCCGGACAATTAACAATCGTTACCGGAATACCCGGAAGTGGGAAATCAGAGTTTGTAGATTGGCTTATGGCTTCATTGTCTAAGCATCATGGATGGGATTGGGGTATTTGCAGTTTTGAGTGTGACCCACCTTTCCATGTAACAAAACTTGCAGAAAAATTTACTGATAAGTCTTTTGCCTTTAGAAAAGACCCTTCGCAAAGAATGGATAAAAAAGAATTTGAATACGGGGTAGCTATGGTAGATAAGTATTTTCACTTTATGAATTTGTCGCTTGTGGATGTTTCTATTGAAGGGCTTATAGCAAAAGCAGAAGAATTTGTTGTAAGGTATGGCATAAAAGGTTTTCTTTTTGATCCGTGGAATTGCATTGAGCCAAAAAGCGAAGGGGAAGATAGCACAAGTATTATCCTGCAAAGGTTAAATAAACTTATTGCTTTTTTAGACAAGTACAAGGTTCATGGATTTTTAGTAGCACACCCAACGAAACTTAGAAAGGATTTGCAAACAAAAAAATATGAAATACCAAACCTGTACAGCATAAGCGGGTCTGCCCACTTTTTCAACCGTACACATAACGGCATGAGTATTTACAGGGATTTTGAAACTAACCAAGTTGATGTGTACGTTCAGAAAGTAAAGTGGAGTTGGTTAGGTAAGATAGGATTTACAAGTTTTAGTTTTGATACATTCACAAGAAGATACAAACCGATATGATAAAAGCCATTGAAACACACTATTGCGGATATAGATTCCGTAGCCGCCTTGAAGCCAGATATGCTATATTTTTTAATTCGTTAGGAATTAAATGGGAATACGAATTTGAAGGGTTTGTTTTACCCAACGGGGAATGCTATTTGCCGGATTTCTATCTGCCAACATTTAACGGAGGTATGTATGTAGAAGTAAAACCAAAAGAATTAACTACGGAAGAAAGAGAAAAATGCTGGCAGCTTTGTATAGGACTTGAAACAAATGTTTGGCTTGCAGTAGGCACACCGAGCCTTATGTGTTATGAAGTTTTCTATTGGAATGATGGGAAACCGATAAAGGGAGATGGGATACCAAATTCAGACCAAGCAGAATTTGAAAATAGAATGTTTGCCATGTCTGCCTATGGCAAAACAGGTGAAATGGTTAATCCTGAATACAGAAACTTATTAGGTGATACTATCGTATTTGCTATTTCACAAGCTAAAAAGGCAAGATTTGAACATGGCGAAAACGGGACAACCCCCAAACCAAAACCAACTAAGAAATGAACCTAATAGCAACAAGTAAAATTTAAAATTATGGCTTATACTAAAAAGAGAATAAAAAAAAGAAATGCTATAACAAATACAGAAGATTTGCCAAGTGAGATATGGATTCCAGTTTTGGGGTGTGAAAATGTTTATCATATCAGTAATTTTGGAAGAACTAAATCTTTAGAAAGGATTGAGTTGTTTAATAACAGTGCAACAAAAAAGGATACGCTTGTAAAAAGAATTAGACGTAGCGTTATTTTATCAGAAAAAAAATCAATAAATGGGTATATGAGGGTTTGTTTGCATTATCCAAAAAAAGGGCAAACTAATATATCTGTTCATAGGCTTGTTGCAATAGCATTTATCCCAAACCCTGAAAATAAACCCACAGTTAATCATAAGAATGGGATAAAGCATGATAACAGGGCGGAAAATTTAGAATGGTGCACATTTAAAGAAAATATAAGACATACTTATGATAAATTAGGTAGGAAAGGAGTATCAAAACCTATTTTTTGCCATAATAATCAAAAAAGATATAATAGCATAAAAGATGCTTCTAAGGAATTAGGCATATCAAAAGTAACAATATATAATAACCTAAATGGTATTCATAAAGGAAAATTTATTTTAGAATATGTATAAATTCAACTCAAATATTAAGATTAAGACTTGTAAAAACCCTTTCTGTGGTAAAATGCCTAAGATTGGGTTTCAGGGGTATTGTGGGGTAAAATGTATGCCAGATGAATTGGCAGGGTTAGAAAAGTTTAAAAAATCAAACGTAAGCGACAGAAACGCAGCTTATCGGTCAAATCTTTCCCGAAAGGTACATTCTATCCAAAACGGTAAAATTGACACTCTTGGGGCTGAAATTGAGCTAAATCGTAAAATAGCGATAAATAATGCTTTTTTTGAACACGCAAAGACCATGACAGGGCTATGTGCTAATTGTGGTGGGAAAACCTGTAAAGGAGATATTAAGTATCAAAAGTTTAGTCAAGCACATATATTGGGTAAAGCATTGTTCCCTTCGGTGGCAGCTAATTTGGATAATTTTGTGGAATTGTGCCACTTTGGTAATAGTTGTCATGGGAACTTTGATAACAATGGCTATGAATATGTGGCTACAAAAATGCCTAAACTATGGGCAATAATCATTGAAAGGGTAACAAAGATGCTCCCATTAATAAAAGAAAAAAGCAAGTTACCTGACATTCTTAAACAGGAAGTTAATTATTGAGTTTTTTTAAAATTATAGTTATGAACCAAGTATTTTGTACACCATGTAATGGTCATGGATTAGAGCCTATGGTATTTAAGATAGCAACTATGCCTGAATTAATAGATGCTGCTTGTGATTATTTAAAAGTGGATAAGGAAAAGATATTAGGAAGGAAAAGGAATAGGGATATAGTTGAATACAGGCACATGATAATGTCTTATTTATTTTTTTCAAGAAAGATAAGGCTTACTGAAATAGGTAGGGAATTTGGGCGTGACCACACAACGGTAATTTATGCAAATGTTCATGTATCTAACCTTTGTGCAACTGATGAACTTTATTCTCAAACATACGCTTCATTAACTAAATATCTAAACTTTCAATTACCATGAGTACAGACCAACTAATCAAAAGACCACAGTACGGAGGGTGGAAAAGTAATTCACCAAGATTAACCGATATGCAAAAGAGAATACCATTGTATGTTATGGTTACTAAAAGTGAATATACCAAAGCTAAAATCCATCTTGAAAAAGAAGCAAAACAATTCCAATTAAAAATAAAAAAGAAGCCATGATGCCATTTATAGTAATATTATCCATACTTATTTTATCAGGTATATTTAGTGTAATTAACGATGATCAAAAGCAATGATAAAGAAGCAACCACCAATACCACCATACATTCAGCCAAAGGTTTATTTCTTAATGATTAGAACCATTGACCAAATTAAAAAAGTTTATCCAATACCCTATAAATACAAATTACCTAACATTAAAAACTATCTCCCATGAGCCATGAAAGTAACTTATACAAAGTAATGAATGAAACTTATTTCACAAGATCAGGTGTAACTATTAAAAAATTAATAGGCGGGTATGAGGTACTTGGACAGAAGGTAAAGTCAATGGAAGAAGTGGATGAAGTAATTAAGAAGGGGTATGGGGTTATTGAAAAATCCATCAGGTAAAATATCAACTCTGCCACATTAAAAAAGCCTCCCATAAAAAGGAGGCTTTACCCTTTAATAAAACTTAAAAACTATGAAAACAACAACTAAGACAAGTGCAATATTACTTCTTTTTTGGGAAATAAACATATCCCATTGCTCTTAATCCTACATAAATATTTCTACGGCTACGGGATGGCTTACCATTTTTACCTAAATTAGCCATTACGGATTTAAGAACGGATGACTTTAAATGCCTCCCATCTACATCCTTAAAAACAGAACAAATGTAACTTATCTCCCAACTCTCTTTAGATGCTACTGATTTGGCATCATTGTTTTTTGACTTTTTAACTGCCATATATTTTTATTTTAATTGATTACGGGATTATTTGCTTTGGGTGTTGTTTTTTTTAAAGAATAAAATATAATTTCTGTTATATTTTTCGCAAACGTTTTACCATTCTCATCATCTCCAAGATTTGGGAAACAGAATTGAGGTGATTCAATCCCTTTTATATAAATATATACACAGTACCCGCCTTTGATTTTTGATGTTTCGCATCTTGCTATACTATCAGGGGTTACGTAATCATTCATTTCGTAAATATTACATAATCGTAATACGCCTTCTATTAATTCAATACCGTAATAATGTGTCATTTGTTA